CCCGCCAGAACTGCGCCAGACACTGGTCCAGCCACTTCAGGTAATCATCGTCGCCCTTCCACTGGTTATCCCAGCCCTCAGGCTTCACTTTAAAGTACGGCGGGTCCGTGACTATCAGGTCAACAGAATTTTCGGGTAACGACCGGATAAATTCCAGGCAGTCGGCGTTGATTAACTCACAACTGGATATTTTTACAGTATTAGCCATAGATCAATAAGCACTTCTCTGATAGGCTCATACCGCTTTTGCGCAAAGCAGATGGGCCTGAGGTTTGCTTGTGACCACAACGCATGAGCAGATGGCTGGTGAGTGCCCCTAACACCCACCAGCCGCCCATTTACCACAAATAAAAAAGCCTTCACTGCGGAAGGCGTCTGTAACAACCGAACTGATAGTCTGCCAGACCCGCCATAACAAGTTGGGTCAGTATTAACTGACAGCGTTCGCGTGAAAGGTAAGTATTCTGCGCAATCTCCCCGACTGTCGCCGGTTCGGTGACGCTTAATTCATTAAACACCACTCTGGCGGTTTCTGTCATATCCTGCTGTTTCAGCATGTCTTTTTCCCTTTTTCGGTTAACGTGACACACCAATAACTCTTGTCGAAAAAGCCAGCAAGCTGAAAGACAGGTATTCACCGCCACCAGCACGTTTACTGTACTGGACCGATTTCAGCCATAAAAAAACCCGCTCGCGGCGGGTTTAAGCTGTGTGGCGAAGTAACCACTCTTAACATACTGACATACTTTTTGCGGACCGCACTAATCATTTTTTACTTTTTTAGCAGCCAGTCGTCCATCTCCAGTCTTACCCCCAGCACAGACAAACATCCGTCAATAAACCCTTCGGCTATCTGCATCTCAATTCGTATTGCTTTTTCGCTTTTCTTTCTCGTCCTGGCTATCTGTCTTTTTGATATTCGCAACAAATAATGAGCAATGAGAAGCGAATACTCCTCAGGTTTTTTCTGCTTCAGACGAGCAAGACAGTTTTCAATGATAAGTCCGTCATCATCGCAGCAGGCCGGACGTGGTTTAGTGGCAGATGGTAAAAGTCCTTTGAATCCGGCAGCGATCGGAGAATAGTCCACCCCGGTGTTACCACTTGCAGCCCATGCCCCCCAGCGTTCAAGAACCATCTGAATATCACGCATCAACTTTCTCCACAAAATCAGGACAGCACACCAATCGCCAGCGCGCGATCGATAAAACGAAATATCAGCTCCAGTTGGGAACCATACTTCTCTTCAAATGCCACGGTATCCGCATGCAGTTCGTCATGGTGTTTTCTGCACAAAGGCAACACAAAAAGGTCATGCGCTTTTGTACCCATTCCACCCTGACCATGACCAATCAGGTGATGAGGATCGTCGGCTGGCTTACCACAACATGCACACGGCTGTGTCTTAACCCAGCGCGTGTACTTTTCATTAACCCAGCGACGACGTTTTGGGCGTAACATAAAAGACTCCGGCGACTCTGGATCCACTTTCAGCGCCAGCACCTTTTTCGCTTTATCCTGGATAATGCTGGTGGCAGGAACCGAAGGAACAAGGTCACTCTCCCGGGTGACAGACGGCACAACAGGCTTCGGTAATCTCAGTGCCTTACGGGCTGCACTTTCCGGTAAGGCATCAGCCAGGTCATTACGAGCCAGCCACCAGCACAGTTCCGGCATTGTCACAACGTGACTGTCATCAAAACCGAGATCCCGACGCACAACAGACAACACCCAGCGGGCACAGTTATCCGTTGCCATTGATTCCAGCCGTTCCGTGAACTGATCGCGCAGCTGGTTATCGCAGTGCCAGCACAGACGGATTGCGCCCGGAGCGTGTCGCATTGTGGTCATGTTCTCGCTGTGCCAGTTGGAATGAGGCCACTGACAGCCCTTTTCACGAAGTAACCAGCTTTCAAGACATTCCACGCCACCAGCACGACGGATCACTGCCTCATTGCGGAACACGGCCCGAACGGCAGGATCATCCGCCAGCGGTTGTGATGCCGCCGGAACGGCACCACTGGCAAAAGATGAATAACGTTCCGGCTCAGGCTCCAGCAGGACACGCCCCTGCATAAACAGGGGCATCAGCTCTGAACCGGGCCTGAACAATACGATCCCCATACGCGGGGCAATTTCAGGGGTCAGTAGTGCTCTCACGGTCACCTCAGCGAACGGTATTGCATGAACGCAGAAGAAAAAATTCAGCCATCACGCAGTAAACTCCTTCACCAGTATTTCAAACTGGCTTACCTGTCCTTCCAGTTCCGCCACGCAATCCACCAGCTCATCCACCGCCTTTTGTGTGCGGTGTTTTGCCTGCAGCAGATCACGAAGCGCCGGAGTAAGCTGCTTGCGGAGCGTATCTTTTTTCACGCTCGTTTTTTCCATCTGTTCAGCACAACGAAGCATCTCCTGCGCCTGCCGACGAAGTTGTTCCGGTGAAACAGTGGTTGTTCTGTTGTTCAAAATAAACGCTCCGTTTTACTACCCGACATGCGGTTATTGCTGTATCTGCGCGGATTGCCCGGCGTCATGGGAGTGGAAAGAACCCGGGCACTCTCCTGGTCCACAGGCAGAAAATGCCCGTTATGAAAACGCCGGTAAATGGTACCCAGCGTACCATTACGCTGTTTCGTGATGTTGATTTCTGCTATGCCTCTCGCCTGTGTCTCCGGGTTGTACACCTCATCCCTGTAAAGCATCAGAATGATGTCTGCATCCGCCTCTATTTCCCCTGAGTTTTTCAGGTCCGAGTTCATGGGGCGTTTATTGGGTCTGGATTCCACACCGCGGGAGAGCTGGCTCAGAGCAATCAGCGGAAAACCGCCGGATTTTGCCAGGCTTTTTAGTCCCTTTGAGATTTCCCCCACAGCAAGGTCGTGACGCCCCATGCTGCGGGTTTTAATCAGGCCGAGGTAATCGACCACCACCAGCGCCGTTTCCGGGTGTTTCATCCGGTGGTGCCTCGTAGTTGCACATATCTCATCAATGGTCAGGTTTGCCTGGTCCACCATCCAGATATTACGCCCCGTCATTCGTCCCACGCCCTGTGAGAAACGTGCCCAGTCTTCGTCTTCAAAACGGGCAACTGACTTAAGACGGGATACCGGCATTCCCCCGGCAGCAGACACCATACGTTCACCAATCTGAATGTTCGCCATCTCCATGGTGAACAGAAGCACGCCATGCCCCTGCTCAGTCACCTTGTCGATGATATCCAGCGCAAGTTCGGTTTTCCCCATCGAAGGACGAGCCGCAATGAATACCAGGTCGCCTGGCTCCATACCGCCCGTTTTTGCGTCCAGCTCACCAATACCGGTCATCAGCGCCCTGGATTTCTCCAGTCCCTGATTGCGGCATTCAACACGGTCGACCACTTCTGGAAGGACATCATCAATGTGAACCGGCTGAATGACGCCCTTTCCGGTCGACAGTGAGGCCATCATGTTCTGCACATCCTTCAGGGCATCCTCGGCTGCTTCACAGGTATACGCATCACGTAAATTCTGTAATGCTTCAGTCAGTGTTTTTTCTGCATCGCGCAGTACGGCATTACGCCGCAACGCTGCGACATAGTGCTCCAGTGAAGACTTCACCCAGGTTTTGCGTCCGGTGTCGGTAATCACCGGGGCAAGTTCCGGCATCTCATTGCACAGCAGTACGGGGTCAATGACGCCGGATACACGGGCCTGTCTGCAAATTCCCGCGTAAATATCCCTGTACTGACGCACGAAAAAGACATCCGCCGGAAGCGTGGCCAGAATATCCATCACTTCCGGATCAGCCCCACGCAGAAAAAACGCACCGATGACAGCTCCTTCCAGGTCATCATTACGCCACGCCGGATTTGTCGGGTTTGTCATGCTGCCACACCTCTGATATGCGCGCGGTAGCTTTCCCAACCAAACACCAGGCAGTTACGCCCACCATCAGTAACGCGATCCACAATCCGTTCACCAATGGATTCCTTAAGCTGTTCAAACGTCAGGTTGCTGATCAAAATTGTCGGTAAAACGCTTTCGTAACGCGCATTTATGATTTCCTGCAGGATGGTTATCTCCGCAGGCGTACCGAACTGCACACCAACCTCATCGATGATAAGCAGATCCAGCGATGCAAAATGATTAATCACTTCATCGTCAGTGCGCTCAGAGTTGTGGCGCCAGGTATTTTTCACCGCACGGGTAAGCCGCATTACATCCGTGATTTCTATGGTTGCCTGGTGGTGGCGAATAATATTTTTTGCCATTGATACAGCCAGGTGATTTTTACCGGTACCACAATTGCCAATCATGACCATGCTGGTGCCTGCAGCGAGACATTTCTTCCAGGAAGCGGCATAGCGCTGACAGGCTTCAAGGTTTTTCTGTGCGTCAGTATTCACCGCCTGATAATTCTCAAACTCACAGTCCTGGAACCGGCGGGCAATACCGGCCTGATCGAGTAATTCACGAACCTTCAGGGCGCGTAATTCGTCATACACGCGGCCCAGCTCCTCACTGAGGCAGGACAGGCAACCGGACACCCGTTTGACAGCTTTCCCCCTTACATCCGGGCCAGTCAGCACATAGCGCGTGTATTTTCCGTGTTTCCCGCAGGACACCGTCTCAGTGCTTTGCACCCAATGCTCACAGCGCCACGGACGCTTTCCGCCACGGACAAATGCCAGCTCCTCTTCCAGGTCTGCCTTGCGGTTAAGTAACTGCGCTTTGTCGTGTTGCATGTGTTGTTTGTTCAGGAAATTAGTCATTTTCACCCTCCCCACAAAATCACCAGTTGAAGTTCGTTGAGCCGTAGTCCTGTTCACTGAATCCCGAGATCGGGAGGCTTTTGCCCCGCCCACCTCCGGGGGCTGCTGGCTGTTGCCAGGATTCCTCGAAATGACGATCGGGTCCAAAGAACGTCGACGCCTGCTTCACGAACTGGGTACCGGTATTTCCAGAGACACGCACCCAGGCGGCATACCGCTTCACGCCATCAAGCATGTTCTCCGGTTTTATTCCCTCCCTGATACGTGCTTTCCAGGCTTTGAAGGCTGCTGACTTGGAATTGCCACCAGCACGTTTGGGATATTCCTGCCATGCCTGTTCAAATTCCGGTGAATATTCCTGTCGGGCAGAACGCGCTGGTGCAGACGCGTCAGCGGATGCGCCAATAGTGTTTTTACTCTCTGTAGTACTCTCTGAAGTAATCTCTGTTGTAATCTCTGTAAGATCGAAATTGGTTTTCCCTTCACCGCGGCGAGGGGTTTCCCGTGTCCGCGGTGAAGGCTTTCCCTCCTCCGCGAAATTGGGTTTTACAGTTTCCCGAAAACGGGTTTCCCCATTTCGGGAAAACTGATTGTTTTCATTGATAATTTCATTAAGGCGCTCACAATCTATACGGTAGAACATTTTGTGCTCAAGACGCTTGTTGGTTTCAACCAAAATGCCTCTGGACACAAGATGCTTACGCGCTACAGCCTGTTGTTCAAATGTAAGTCCGGTTTCGTGTTGTATCTCTTCACGCGTTTTATGTACGCCTTCCGCTGCATGTGCTTTATCCTGCCAGTAAAAAATCTGACCAAAGAAAATAACAGCGTGCGGACTTCCCATGTATTTAACGAGCCCAGGGTAATAAGCAACCGGATGCCCAAAATCGAGCAGAAGATCAGACGGACGCATAGCCACCTCCCAGGCGTTTAAACATTTTTCCGGACTGAAACGCCACTAGTGGGTAACTGATGGTGTAGTTACGCCCCAGTAATTCACACACAACTTTCTGGCTTTCGGTGCTGACCAGGCAAACCCGCAGAACGCGACCGTCGCTGGTGGCGAACCACTGCCCCACACGGGGGCAACGGTTGTATCGGTGATACAGAGAATTAACGAGGCGGCGAATCATGGGCGCACCTCCCATTGATTACAGCGGAAAGCTGTATGATTCAGGCTGGTTTCAGCTTCATGGAATGCCTCAATGCAGCTCTCGTAGTACCGCATTGTGCGCAGACTTAACCCAAGCTGAAGCATCATCAGGCCATCAAGAGTGATGTAATAACCACGCAGGGAGTCACCGTAGATGTGATAAGTACCCGGTATGAAATTGCGGGTAAAAAACTCGCGTGAGCAGTTCAGATACTCGATTTTGTC